TTAAAGAGTTTTAGTTATTCTCTTGTGACAAAAATGAAAAAAATAAAATATTCGTCAAAAGCCCATTCTTATCATGTTTTTAGCTGTCAAATTGTTTTGACAATAATTGACAATAATCTATTTCTTAGCAGATTTGTCAATATATTGGTCTAAAAGTTCTTGAACTAGCTTTATAACTTCTTTATCACCAAACTCTACATTGAGCTGAGATATACAAAAACTTAAACTTGCCAGGACAACATTTAACCTATCCTCACCACGATAAACCATGTTATCAAACATACAATCTAATCTGTTTATTAATTCTGGTAACGTAGGTTTGCCTTGTTTATGCTTTATTTCTACAATCTTTGGCATATCGCATCATAACACGATAATTTGCATTGTCACAATCTTTACAAATATCAATGTGTTCTACCACATATTTGACTTGTTTTGTCCTAAAAAAGTCTAATCTATGGGTATTTTTACACTTTACACACTCTTTTACTTTCATGACACATCCATGTTCTTGTATATATGCTTTATAACTTCTATAGTCCAGCCGTTGCCTAAAAGTTTGTATTTTTGTGTGTTTGATACGGGCATAAGATAATCATCTGGCACTGTCTGAAGTCGCATACATTCTAAAGGCGAGAGCTTTCTCCAGGTAAGATCTTCATGTGCTACAACACTATCTTTTCCGACTGTCGTTATTGCGTTTGACTTATTATCATTACGTAGTTCAAGCATTTGTTTGGTTTTATTCGCAACCGAAACCCCATCTCTATCCATGCGTTTACCATCTTTATCGTATGCTCTGCCACGAAAAGCACCACCAGTTACTACTTTTGGCTCTCTATGACCACCACCACAGGTTGTTACTGTAGGCGATTTACCTTCTGGACTATACACTCGTTTGATCTGATCATGTCCCTTTATATCTACTGCAATGCCAACTTGTTTAGGTCTTGTTTCTACTTTTGGCACTGTGCCTTTACCTGCATGAGCTGTAATAGTAGGTGATTTACCATCTTCACTGTAAATTCTTTTCAGTATGTCATGTCCAGGAGTGTTATCTCTGCCCACCATTTTTGGCTTAGTCTCAATCATCTGTTCTTTGTTTGATGCAGTTAGTGTAGGTGATTTACCTTGATCGCTATAAACTCTTTGTGTGCTTTCATATACACCATCTCTGTATTCAAACTCTAGTAAAGCTTTGTCAAAGTCAGTAGTCGTAATACCTAAAACAAATTTAAGCTTCATCCATACTGTATCTTTAGGTATAGCAAAACTGCTATCAGTCCTAAACCAATGTTCAGCTTTAG